AGTTGCATCACTAGCCGCATAATAAAAAGCACCTCCTCCTCCGTCTGCTGGATTAAACATAATTATAGTTCCATAGTAGCTATTTGACAGATTGTTAGTTATATCAGTCCATGACGTTCCAGAGTTGGATGATATGATGGTTTTGCCACCAGCACCAGGTCCTGAGCTAACAACAACTGTTTCTTTACCATCCGTAGCTATATTGGTGTCTCTAGGCGCAGTTGATGTATCCAAAGACTGTATACCTCTATATGTAAATGTAGGTGTAGTGTCTCCTAAATTAACAGAAATATCTTTATAGTTAGTACAAGTTCCTGTAGAATAAACTCTTACAGTAGTTGTAGCATTATCAAGAGTTAATGAATATCCAGATAATAAAGAGCTTGAGGATACATTAGTTGCTACAGCAGAAGCATAGTTGTCAGAGTTTTGAAATATACTAAACGCTCCTGCGCCTGTTCCTATTAAATCAAGTGTTAATGTTGCTGTCATATTTTAATAATTTATGTTTTTATACAATTTCCTTCTATTTGACAATTACTTTCAGTTTCAGGTGTTCCGCTACATTGACCCTCAATAACACATCCTGTTGGACCTATTGTTGTTGTGGTTGTGGTAGTAGGAGCAGCTGTTGTGGTTGTTGTAGTCGTTGCCGCAGTAGTAGTCGTTGTTGTCGTTGGTGCTGCCGTTGTCGTTGTTGTTGTCGTACTAGTTGTAGTAGTAGTGGTTGTTGTTGGCTGCGTACAACTTGCATCATAAGATAAGTTGTTTTGACCTCCCATATAACCATGATACCAACACTCATAGCTTACAGTTCCATAATCCGAACTTACTGTTATTGTTACATCTCCATAGAAATATTGATATGAGTTTCCATCTTGTGCGGTTTTTGTTCCTTGACTTGTTGTACCAGTATAAGATATTTGAGATGTTTTGCCATTATTCAATATTGCTATTGGGTGTGATGAAGGAATACCTGTTAACACATATGTTCCTGTAGTTGTTTTATAGCTACCATATGACCCTCCGAATATGTAACTGTTTACTCCATTAACAGTGGCAAATGTAACAGCATTGGACGCTGACAAACATATATTGCTTGGAGCCGCTGTAGTAGTTGTTGTGGTAGTAGGAGCTGCCGTTGTTGTCGTTGTGGTGGTAGTAGGAGCCACTGTTGTTGTAGTGGTTGTTGGTGTAGCAGTCGTGGTAGTTGTAGTGGTCGTTGGAGCCGCTGTGGTAGTTGTAGTTGTTCCAGCTATAGTTGTTGTTGTTGTTGTTGGTGCAACAGTAGTAGTAGTTGTCGTTGTTTGACCTGGTAATGTAGTAGTTGTAGTGGTTGTAGAGACTGGTCCTTGAAAGCTCCAAGTTCCATCACCATTACTAGTTAATACTTGACCTGGCAACCCAACGCCTCCCCTTACAAAAGCAGCTAATTTTGAAACAGGATAATTTTTTGTGTGCTTAGGATCATTGCCATCATCACCTATAATTTTGTCTGCATCTGATATTTTAGAATCTGCTGCAAAATCCTTTAAGTTTATTTGTGATTTATTTAGTTTCATCAGATTGTTGACCAGTATACGCCACCAATACCATCAGATTTTAACACTTGTCCAGCGGTTCCGCCTGTAGGAATAATATACTGTTTTAAATCACCAATCGATATGTTCTTCGTTTGATTTGCATTATCAGCGTCTGTTGATAACAAAAGATCATTATCAGTTATTTGAGTATCTGCGTCGTATTTTTGAATTCTTGGCATTATTTTCTTCTATAGTTATCCTCTATATGTTTTATGTCGTTCATGTTTTCTTTAGCTTGAAATGCTAGTTTTTCTATTTTTAAATCCACCTCTCTTTTATAAGCTTCCAAATCTTTTTCACTAACCTCTTGTTTAGGCATCTCCATAGCCTTTTCTATCTTGTTGTTTAAGGTGTAATATGAGCCTATGATTGATGCAAATAATGAAAAAACAGCAACAAGCTGTGTAGCATTTATTTGAAAGTCTGGTTTACCATCCCCATCGATATCAACTTTTGCCATTCTTTTTTATTTTTTCTGTTATATTAATAATGGTGTATATAAGGGTTGCTGTTAAAACTAAAGTTGATAAAATTGGATTAATATCAGCAAAAAAACTACTGCCCAAAGCAGTTAAACTAATTCCGTATATCTTCAAATCTTCCATTATTTTTTATGTGAGCCATCACAATAACCCTCAGCATTAGAGGTGTTTCCGCATTGGCATGTTGGTTTTTCTTTCATAATGTTATTTTTTTGGCTTTCTACCTGATCTTGTCTTTCCTGTAGCAGCTTTAGGTATATCTCCTAGTTGATTGCCAACTTCCTTGATAGCTTTACCAACATCTTTAAGCTCTTCTCCTACACGTTCTACACGAATAGATACATCTTGCTTTAGTTCAGCCATCTTCTCCTCTAGGAGGTCAGGAATCATGTTGTTGTTGTCATCACGAGTCAGACCTTTTCTAGTCATCCAAATTGCTGAAATGTTAACTACCACTAAAAGTGCTATAACTGCGATTAAAATAAAAATAATAGTTGTCATATATAAAAATTAAAATTAAACTCTTCTTGAGCCTCCTCTGGCTCTGTTTTTCTTTCTGTGTTCTTGTACTAGCGTGCCATTTTTATGTGAGCAATCCATGTTATCTCCATTGCCATAAGTTCCTTTTTTTCTATTAAACTTATTGCATTCAACACGCTTCTTAACTTGCTCACGTTTTTTTTGAAACTTTTTATCGTAAGCGGATTTAACAGCCCTTGCTTCAGGGTTGTCTCTGTAGTATCGTGCTGTTTTTCCTAGAGACATTATCCTCTCTTTTTCATTTTTTTTAAAGCTTTAAAATCAGCACCTGTTATTTTATCTCTTGGATCTGCAATTCTAGCTATCCTCATTTGTGCTTCAGAATATTTCTTTTTTCCTTTTGGCTTTGGCATCTTACTTATGTTTTTTTTGTAATTTAAAATCTGCATACAATGAACCACCTTTGTGTTTCACAAACTTACCTGTGTGCTTCATTAACTTATAACTGCTTCCTGATTTCATCCAATGAAATCCTGCTGGTGCTTTTACTTTTTTTGTGTTCATTATGATCTTACTTTAGCTTTTTTTGTATTTGAGACAAACTGTTTTTTCTTACCTAATCTTTTCTTTTTTCTAGCAGTCTTGGCTCTTTCGGCTTTGGAAAGAGAACGTGCTTTTGAAAGAGGAAGGCATCTGTCTGGATTTTTTTTATTCTTACTTGTGCCGCACTCACCCTTGATGCTACCATCCGAACCAATTCTAACCCACCTCTGTTCACGCCATTTTTTTAATTCACCCATTACTTTTTCTTCTTTGACCCTTTGGCATAGTTAGGATCTTTACAATACTTGCTTGCAGCCATATTAGCATAAGCACTAGGATAGCGTTCAAATGTACGCTTAGCCCAAGCAATACCAGCAGGACATATCTTATTGCCTCTTTTCATTTTTGTTTTACTTTTTGCCATAAGGAAACATGTCGTTTAAAGTTTTTTTTCTACCCTCACATCCGCAAGGTTTTTTAAGTGCTCTTGAACCAGCTTCAACTATAGCCTTTATACCTGTAGCTTGGGTAACCGCCTCTACCGTATCACCAAGACCTTTATGTTTTTTTAAAAAACTCACTATGCAGTTGTTTTTGGTTTTTTTGTTACAAATCCAGTCCCCATAGGACCTTCAAAACTTTTTTCTCTTTTTTTACCTGGTTTATTTTTAGCGTCCATATTTTTCAGAAACTTATCTACTGTTGTGTTTCTAAATACAAATGTACTGTGATCAATATTATCTGGCATGTCTTTAATATTTTCCTTGTTTTGATTTAGGAGATGATTTAGTGGACCCTCCTTTTCCAGCCCATAAGTCTTTACAAGCCCAGTAACGAGCAGTTAATTTATTTGTAGCGCTTGAGCACTTGTGACGTGCTTTAAATGATTTACGTGCAGCAGCGCTATAGTTATGTCCATATCCAGAAGCACCGTAATGAATTATTTTTTCTTGACCCCCAGAGCATCCTTTAACCACTTTTTTCTTTTTTGGATTCGGACTCTTTTTAGGAGAGTTGCACTTCATTTTAGATTTGTCCACTCTTGCCGCCATACAAATAAATATATACTGCAAAGATAGTTAAAAAAATAAACTTGTATATTTGCTCATCACACACAATATAATATATGCACAAGAGTTTTTATGTAACTAAAAAACAAAAAAAAACACCAACTTATCAAGCCCGACCAAGAGAACATAACTTCCTTAAATATTGGAGGGTTGTTAAATACTACATAAAAACAAAATACGAAATATCTGAACCAGAAATTGAAATGCTTTTGTTCCTATACGACGAAAGCGTTTTTTCAAAAAAATCTTTTAATCAATTTTCCAAAACAATGAGTTGGGATAAAAATAGATTTAAGAAAATGATGGACGATGGTTATATAAAAATATGGAGAGAAAGGAGAGAAACTCAGAGATCATCTCTTTATGAGCTCACAATAAAATCTAAGCGAATATGCAATCACTTATATAAAAAGCTGATGCAAGAAGAGGTAATCTCGGAAGACCCCTATAGGAACGAAATATTCAAGGGGAGATCTTACATGGATAAGATATATAAGGATGTAATAAAAAAGATGAACTCTAGTACTCAATCTCGTAACGATTTATAGCTTCTTTGATTATCGAATAATCTCTAATGTTTGTTAAGCTTTTAAGTTCTTGCATTTTAACTTTATTCCCCGAGTCAGACAAAAGGTCTATCCATTCAATAGCGTTAGATATCGCCTTTTCTCTTTTTATGTTTTTATTTACCACTTCAATACTTGATTTAATTTTTTGGTTCATAATCCTACTCACCGTTCTGCGGCTACACATCAATTCAGTAGCAAGCGCTTCTTGAGTCACAACTATCTGTGCTCTAGATAGTTTCTCTACACAAATCAATAAATCTGCTGAAGTATAGCTCACTCCCCTTTTTATCATGTGAGCAGTAACAGCCATTTTTTCTTCAAAAGAAATTATTATCTCTGGGTTAAAAACAACCCTTCTCATTCTTCTACAGTATGGATTCGCTTTATTGAAATAGACCTCTTTTGTCATCTGATCTACACGTGCCTTAGAATAGCTTCTGATTGTTTTTCCGCTTTCTCTATTGCTTATCCACCGAAAATATCCTTGAAAAATACTGTATTTTATGTCGGGGTTCAGAAAAAAAAACACCTCAGCGTAATACTGAAGCTGCTGAAACGACAGCACCCTGTGATTAATAGAGTGCAAATCAAAATGATCTACTGGTTCGTTGTACCAAACAAAATCAAAGCCTCTAAAATCGTGCTTTGTTTGAAGCTCTATGTTTTCGTCGTCTATTTCAAATAATCTCACAGAACTACAACTATCTGTCTATCAGGTATAACCGTAAGTTTTTCTCCGTTAATTCTTATTTCAGAGCCAGCAGCAGAGTCATAATAAATTTTATCGCCCTCTGACAGACCCTTTACATTTTCACCAGCCGAAACAACCTCAGCTAATTTATACCGTATGGCTTTGTCAGAAAATTCTGTAATTATAAAACCTCCCTTACTCTTAACCTCTTCGTTTTCTTTTCTAACAACCACAAATGATCCTATTGCTTTCATGCTCTTTTATTTGATATAGTACAGTTTGTAGTTAAAATTGTTATCGAAACCGATATTGCGTTTTGCAGTGCGTTCTTGGTTACCTTGAATGGATCTATAATTCCCATAGAAAACATGTTACCAAACTTCTTTCTTTTTACATCAAACCCATAGTTTCTTCTTCTTACGGTATCTATTTTCTCTACAAATGAATCGTAACTCATTGAAGCGTTTTCTAGTATGTGCTTTATAGGGGAGATTAATGCTGCTGATAAAATAGCACAAGCAGCCTTCATTTCATCATCACTTTCTTTAAAGTATCTGTTATGCATTTCCATAGCTGCATTATACAATGCTACTCCTCCTCCTGCAACAATTCCCTCTTCAAGAGCAGCACGTGTCGCAAATATAGCATCCTCAACTCTATCCTTCTTCTCTTTCATTTCTACCTCAGTCAGTGCTCCTACATGTATAGCAGCAATCCCCCCCGAAAGCCTAGAAAGACGATCCTTATAATGCCACTCATTTGAAGAATCATCTTTTTTCTTTAAAATATTTCTAACCATCTCAGCTCTTTCTTTAACAGCGTCAGCTGTTTTTTCAGAATTTAAAGTGAGTACGGTTTCTTTTTCTGTTGATACAGTCTTTTTTGCAGTTCCTAAGAAGCTTTCATCTACAGCAGAAAAGTCATTACCAGTCTCATCAGAAACAACAATAGCCCCCGTCATAATAGCTAGGTCCTCTAAAAGCTCAAATCTATTTAACCCGACACCCTCTGGGTTTACAACATTAACTTTAATGACTCCTCTTGTCTTGTTTACATTAAGAAGTTGCATTACAGTATCCTCTATTTCAGAAACAATAAGTATTGGTTTTTTATTTTGCATTGCAAACTGACAGCACGGCTCTATATCTTCCCAAGTGTTTATTTTTTTATCTGATATTAAAATAAAAGGATCCTCAAGAATAGCTTGTTTCTTCTCTACATCTGTAATCATGTATGGACTATGAAATCCTCTTTTAATCCTTGTCCCCTCTAATATTTCTGTGTGTGTATCTTTTGTCATAGATTCTTCTATAGTCACCACACCCTCTACGCCAACTTTAAGATACGCATCAGCTATAATCTCTCCAAGCTCAGAGTCGTTGTTTGCTGAAATAGTTGCTACGCTTTTTAAATTTTTTTCTGTAACCTCTCTAGATCTTTTCTTAATCTCTTCAATAACGTCATTTGATAAGGACTCTAGGGAGTTTCTAAGTTTTGTTACGTTTACGTTCTTTGACTCTATGTATTCAAATGAACGATTGACTAATTCTTGAGTTAGAACAATTGAAGTTGTTGTTCCGTCTCCTGCTTCATCAGCCGTCTTAATAGATGCTTGTTTCACCACTGTAGCTCCTAAGTGTTCTACGGGGTCTGACAGGTTTATACTTTTGGCAACTGTAACACCATCCTTAGTGACGTGGGGTCTACCTATTTCATCCTCTAAAATAACTGTATTACCTGCTGCTCCTAGTGTTTGTTTTACAGCATCTGCTAAAGTATCTATTCCTTTTTTTAGGCTGTGTCTAGCATTCTCATTGAAGTCAATGTTTTTTTCTATCATTTGTAAATTAAATTTAATTTATATCTACAAATATAGAACATTTTTTACTCATAAATGGCAGATGTGCAAGATTTACATATAGAATTCCATGCTTTTTGTAAAACTTCTTGGTGTTTTTGATTCATCCACACCTCTTTTAGTGAAAAATCTTTAAGATTTGCAAATTTATGCTCCATGTGATAATCGTTGCAGCACAAGAAAAGCTCAGAGTTTGCGTTAATATGAAGCCACTCGGTATCTCTTTTGCCCATACACCCAACTACTTTCTTGTCAGGATGCACAAACGCAGAGGAACTTATATATTCGTCAATCAATCCAACTCGATCTATAAGATGAGGTTGTTTGAATACGTTTGCATTTGGGAACATCGACTTAGCTACTGCTACTTGTTCGTCTAGTTCTGTATCTGATATATCTGGAAACTTGGGTCCCTTGATCGCACCAGACTCTCTATCGTGTCCATTTATTTGAACTGAAAGTAGGTTTTTGTTTTTAAGGTTTGTGTAGGCATATGAAACATTTATTTTTAACTTTTGAAATAAGTTAGGCTTCATGTTCGTTCTTTTAGCGAACAATTCAGCATCTGACCACACGGGGGCGTTAACACAGACTCCCCAAACCACATCCTGGTATTTGTTTATTATATCTACTTTATCTGGTGTGAGAGGCGTTCCGTTGGTCAAAACCATCATGCCAAGCTTAAACTCTCTCAGAGTCTCTAGCATTTCCTCAAAATACCTATACAATAAAGCTTCGTTGTAATGAGAGCTATATATTCCATTAAACTCTGGAGAAACAATCCCACCTTTGTTTTCATGGATTTGCTGAATTATATTTCTAAAGTCCTCTGGGGACATTTGATTTATAGACTCCTTTGGATTACCCTCGTATGCTACTGGACAAAACCAACACCCTGCGTTACATAATCCATTAGGGTCAATCTGGGCATACCTAATTTTTGTCAAACCTCTAGATTTTTAATTTTTTCTCCGTTATTCCTCCATCTGTAAGACACAGCAAAGAACAACAAATATAAATTAAACTCATTGAATTGAAGATCTTCTGTTTCTTCGAAATATTCAAATCCCGTCATTAAGGCGTTTGGAAATATAAATGTAAATAATAACATAGATCAAAGGTAAAAAAGAAAAGGGAGCCTATAACCTAAATAAGATTTATAAAACCCCCTGATCTCTCCATTGAAATAAACAAAAACAAACTCTAATGAGATAAACAAATATACTTAAAAAAAACTATATCGCAAATAGCGCTAATTAAAAAAGGGGAGTTTAGGGGGAGAGGGTATATTAGACCTCTATAAAAAGATGGCATGAATTTGTGCCAAATAACTGTATACATTATAATAGAACTTTAATTGTCTCAAAAGTATGCCACGTTAGATATATAGAGTTTCTGGGTTATATAGTAGTATTACGTTGACGAGTCTGCACAAAAACCCGTTTCTTTTTAGTCACCCCCTACTTTTTTTTTCTCAATGAGTCAAAAATTTTTACCTTTTATTTTTTAGATTTTAAAAAAAGCTTACAAGCTCAAAGCTTTTGAATAACCCCCAACGCATTTAGGAAATTTGCATAACATAGACCCCAAAATTAACAACTCAAAAAAACAGCTTAATTAACTGATTGCCAGGAAGTTAGATATATATTAGTTTTATATCCATTCACGCAAAAATGTTAAAGAAATGTTAAAATTGTTAAAAAATTATTTTATTCCAATTTAAAAATAGAGTTTTGAAAATCCTTTTAAATGATAACAAAAGGTATAACGTTCATTAACATTTTAAATTTATCAATTATGAAAAACACAAATTCTAGCCCAAAATGGGCGACAAAAGCTAATTTAACAATTCAAACATTAAAAGCTAAAAAAGATAAATCCTCTTTTGATTGGGTGCGACTAATAAACGCACAAAGCAAAATAGAAGACAAAAGTCTTTCAAAAGTTTTCAAACGTTTAAACGAATTGACAGAAAGAGAAAAGATAGGAATTTTAGGAAAATCTAAATTTCCAAGCTTTAAAGACTTTCAGAAATTAGCACCAATAGGAAAGATTTACTTTTCATTGCATGGGGGTTTAATGCTTTTGCGAAAATTTAACAAAGTAGAAAAAACACAAACCAAAGTTAAAAGGCAAAATCAAAACCAATTAAAAAAAGTAGGCTAAAAACTACTTATCGAATTGCTAGAGCATTTAAGGGGGTGCAATTCCCCCTATTCGAACAATTTTATTTATCGGCAAATTGAACAATTTTTTTATTGTTCTAAGTAGTAACAAAGTTTAATTTTGTTAGGGGGTGCAATGCTCACCAAAAATACAAAATTACGGGGTGCAATACCTTTCTTGAACCGAGTGAAGCCAAACCGATAAACCATATTGAAAGTGATGGAGTGCGAGAAATCGTTAGAAAGTATCTATATTCTCCAAGACAGCGACAGCTGAATAGGATAATTATATTCTAGTGGCAGACTATGTATGGCAAAATGTATTTGTCTATCTGCTAGTAAAACAAGAATGTAACCCTATGATGAGTGGAGTCTGTACAGTTTCAAGCGTGAATATTTGCGATAATGACAAGCAAATCCCCTTGCATACTCGGGGGTAATAGGTATGCTTCGCCTTTAATTTGGAGGCGAACAGATAGCCAACTATGGGCATCTTGTAAAGCGAATCTATTTGGTTTAAACACCTTAGAGCGAAACTTGGTCAATTTCAGAATACATATACAAAAACAAACAAACCCAAAATCTCTTGGATACGTAGCGAATATTATTCAAGAGAGCTAACCCTTTTTTCTGGGGGGATGGTCTACCTTTTTTCATAATTGGTATGACTGTCTCCCTTTTTTTATTAATTAAAATCAAATCAATTATGCTAAATCAAGAATCGAAATGGTCTGACTTTATGAAATTTTATACACGCCAGACAGAGAGACCCCACGCTAAAAAAAGAAAGAGGATAACAATTAAAAGCGTTCGTCCTATATACAATCCAATCAAACACCAAAACTTAAAATTAGAATTAGGATATGAATAAGAGAGATTTACAAAACTTTCACGATAAGGTAGACCCAAACATAGGGAATGCCAAAAGCCTTTTACAAAAACTAGAGGAGCAACTTAAAGGTCAAGTGTATGATGACGGAAAAAGAATCGGTAAAGAATATAAAACTGCAATTCTTTTGACTGATGAAATAGAAAACCACTTCGCTTGGATTGATAGACTCAGAGAGTGCTTACTGAGAATTGAAAAATACCAAGATCAATTTACTAATCAAATAAATGAAAATATAAAATGAGCATAGACATAAGAGAAATAAATAGCGAAACATTAGATGTAGCGTTATGGATTGCCAATGACGAGCCTTTGTACAAACTTAGTCTGTATTGCAAAGATTACGGAGAATTTGTGGATATACTACACAAAAGAGGAATGTTTCATACGCCTGGAGGAGTCCTTTGGGCTGACCCAAACGTAAAAGCGAAAGAAGTAAACGAACTAGAATTTAATGACAGATAATATGAAAATATCAATTACATCACCACAAGAACAAGTGCATCTCAAAATAGCTGAGGAGATGAACATAAGAGACGTGCAAGAGTTTAAGTTTGCTTTTGTGATAGTCTGTAAAGTAATGGCTATGTATAAGAAAGATGAAGAAAAATACAAGGCTAGAATCAAATTACTAGAATCAAAAATATCAAAATTAAGAGGTAAGCTATGAAAGAAATTAAAACTGAATACTACATAAAAGATTGGTCGGGAAACTATAAGTTCAACTACAGAACATTCCCTTCCTATGAAGACGCATCTGAATTTCTACTGACTAGGTTTCCAGATGACGAAGACTTGCAAGAATTTTATATCGATAAAGTAGATGATAGATTTACTCTAGCAAAAGAATCGTATGAATTCATGCAGATGCTTAAAGAAGATATATACACTAAACAATGGGCTGACAGAGTCCGACACTTAATCAATTAATACTAAACAATTAAAATTATGAGCAAAACAATAAAACTACACAAAAAATCAATCAGAAAAGATAAACATAGCGTAACTAAATCAGAAGTGATGGATGCTATAGATTACTTTCATGGCATAGGCATGATACACAATCAACACGGAGATGCAGAACATTACTTAAAAATTCTGCTTAGAAAAGTGGCTAATGATTATAAAATATTATTAACCCTAAATGAAGGCGAAATATTATGACACAATTTGAAGCAGTAATGATTGCCGAAGGAGTACAAGAGGCAACGGAAGAACAACAGACACAAGCGTGGCAGTATCTACACGATACTAAGATAGGCTACCAATTGCAAGGAAGATTTGGTAGAACCTTGAGATTTCTAATAGAGAATAACGTAATAAAAGAATAAATAAAATGCCAAAATTTATAATAGACCAAGCTCTTTCACTTCGAACAATAGTAGAGGTGGAAGCAGATAGTTACGATGACTTTGTAAAAAAATATAAAGATGAACATTATCAAGACCAAATCAGTCACGCTCAAATGGAGTGGAATGTAGAAGATAAAGATGAAGAGCTGTTTGATGGAGGTTGGGATGATTATCAAGGTACAATTCTTCATCAAACCGAAGCTCTTGTAAAAAGAGACTTGTGCCTTGATAGGTGGACAGAAGAATATAAAAGAGAATATTTAAAACGTAAAATAAAATGAAATCAATTCTAACTCAAAACAGCAAGCTAAAGAAAACCTCCAAGATTATGGGTGTCAGAGTATTTAACTTTGGCATCCCTGCCTACCGATCTGTGACAGGTAAAACTACTTGCCCTTTCGCAGGAGGTTGCGTCAAGTATTGCTATGCTCAGAAGGGTGCATACATATGGAGCAATGTCACTCCAGCATTCGAGAGGAGATTGCAACTAACCAAGCAAGATAATTTTATTGAGGTTATGACTAACGAAGTCAAGTCTAAACGATGTGACTTTGTTCGTGTGCATGATTCAGGAGATTATTATAGCCCCAAATATCTACGCAAGTGGTATGATGTGGCTAAAAATTGTCCTGACACAAAGTTTTATTCATACACCAACTCAGTTAAGATGGTTAAAGATTCAGACATGCCTGACAACTTTGACTTCACCTTTTCAGATGGTGGCAAGCAAGTACATCTCATTGAAGATGGAGACAAGCACTCAAGAGTATTCAAGTCCTACGACTCTATGCGTGCTGATGGTTATGTAGATGCGTCAGACAACGACCTTATGTCTACTAAGTGGTATAACAAAACAAATAAAGTAGGATTAATTTATCATTAAAAAGAGATGATTTAATTTAAAAACCAATAAAATGAAAGCAACACTACAAGGATTTTTAATTGATGACTTAAAGAAAGTAGAGCATCATGTAAACAAGATTATAGCGAATATCTATGCACGAGGACAAGAAGAAGACTTTGCAAAAGATATAAAAGAGATTGAAATGTTTTTTTCCTACTGGAAACAACACGCTCAATTTGAAAAAGAAACCGAACTTAAAAACGGATAAAATGAAAAATAAATTTACAGTAATTGCTGACTGCGAAGTCAGAGAGATGGAAGTACAATTAGAGGGCGATGCCCAACTAAATGTTTATAAGTCAATCCTATTGCGATTTGCTGAAGATGGCGAAAATCCTATTTGGTTACACGATTCAGCAAAGAGAGAGGGAGTAAGATTTTATTATAAAAACCTTTACAAGATTCTTGAGCAATGGGGATATGATTATGATGAGGTAGTAGACTACGCTAATGATAACATATAAATTAAATAAAATGAATAAACTAGAAACAAACATTTAAAACAAAAACAATTATGAGTCTAGAATCAAAGATAGCGTTTGAAGAAATGCTTTATCAAATCAGAAAACATAGGAGAATATTATTGCACAATCATGGCAAACAAGCACTGATTGAGTTCAATAAATTATTAAAAGAACACTTTATAAAATAGAAATTATGACAAAATATATTAAAAAAGAAAAAGATTATCATCTATTATCTTTTGAAGAATGGGAAAAGAAATACAAGCCCATAGAAAAAAGTGAAGGAAACATATTTTTTGACACTCATTGTGAAAAAGATTTAAAATTTATAAAAGAATTTCAAAAGAAAAATAGCATTTTAAATTGTTGGTCTCTTGTTGATGGAGATGATGAAGTATACATTGATTCAGGATGGCGATGGATTAATAGGTTAGAATATATTATAACCGAAATACCGAGAGAATCAAAAGATGTATTAGTACAAGCAGAATATTAAACTAATTAAAAAATTATAAAATTATGAGATATCCACCTTATGAAACAAACCCATTCGTAGATGTATGGGACAACTCAGTATCAGATACTGCCTACGAAATTAAGAAAGACTTGATGGAAATGATAGAAGAAAAAGTAAGAGAACACGTTGAGGAATACTTTGATATTCCTCCACAGTGGAGAGATGAAGTTGAAGAACATAAAGAAGACTTCATTGAGGATGTAATAACTGAAGTAATGAGTAAAATTAAAATTAAATAAAATGATAACAAACGAACAAATAATTAAATATGCGAATTGGGTATATGGCGAATGTGATACACCAATTAGTGAAATAGAATGGCTAAGCGAAATGATACTTAGCGATAGAACAAAAGAGGATATTAAAAAAGAATTTAAAGACAACATACAAGAATTATTAACCCAAATAAAATGAACAAAAGAGAACTTATAAAATTATGGGCAGAAGGATTTGTAGATGATATCTATGATGATATGAGAAAACAAGGCTATCCAGATGATATGCAGATAGCTATTATAAATCAAATTAAAAACATATTAAAATGAGAATATTTTTAGAAGACTATTGGGGCAATGATATTGCTCGGATAAACATAAAGGGAACTTGCCAAATAACAGACTTAAGAGACTGCTCTGTGGCAGATGTAGACACTGATGATATTGGAGAATATACAAGAATACAATTAAATAACAAATAAAATGAATATAGACGACACAAGAGACCTAGCAATAAGAATTGTAGATAGTCTTGTAGAAGAAAAGCTAGTAAAAAACTGTACAGACACAGATGACGATACAGAATTTGAATTTCAAGACACAATTCACGATCAACTTAATAAATTCTTTAACCTAAAAACAAACAAGATATGAAAGTACTTGTGGCTTGTGAAGAAAGCCAAGCAATAACTAAAGAGTTTAGAGAACTAGGACACGAAGCTTATTCGTGTGACTTGCTCCCTTGTAGTGGTGGTCACCCCGAGTGGCACATACAAGGTGATGCATTGAAGGAGGCATACAGTCCAAGAGACCATAATTTTCTTAGAAAATATGATTTGATGATTGCTCATCCTCCGTGTACATTCTTAGCAGTCAGTGGCAATAGATGGCTATATAATAAGGATGGGTCAAGGAATGAAGAACGATGGGAGAACAGAAAGAAAGCATTGTTCTTTGTCAAGCAATTGATGGATGCTCCGATAAAACATATAGCAGTAGAGAATCCGATAAGCGTTATATCATCGCAGATAAGAAAGCCTAATCAGATTGTTCAGCCCTATATGTTTGGAGACAAAGCGTCAAAGCAAACGTGCTTATGGACAAAGAACCTACCTCTTCTGGAGCCAACAGATATTGTTGATAAAGGCGACTTCTTCGAGTGGACAGATAAGAACGGGAAAAAGAAAAGACAAGCTCAATGGTATATGGATGCCTTGTCAAAAGCTAAGACCCCAGAAGAACGGAGAACATTGAGGAGCAAGACCTTTCCAGGAATGGCGAAGGCGATTGCGACTCAGTACTCAGAGTATATTATTAATTTAAACCAACAATAAAATGAAACAAAGAGAACTAGCAGAACAGATAGCAGACAATGTTATTGACACAATCTATGAAGCAGTACGAGAGCAAGCTGGGAGCGAAGCCCTAGCTATAGCAGTGCTTAGTCAAATTAAATCTAAATTAAACAACAAATGAAAAACTATATGCACTACCCAAGCTCAACAGAGGATCTAGAATATGTGCTATATAATAAAGAGGAGGACAAGATACTCCAAGAGCATTTTGGCAGACCACCAAGAATCTATGGTGTTAGTGCTGAGGCAAGGAAAGTAACAAGGCTTAACAAAGGATATAGCGTTGTAAATATACAAGACCTTCCAAGTCATCAGCAAGACTTTTTAATCAGAGAATATAATCACAACTTAAAATATATAAAATAATTATGGGACTAGACATGTATCTAACAAGAAAAACATATGTAAGAAATTGGGATCACACTCCTGAGGAACATAGAAAAAATGTAGAAATATTTATAAACGGAAATAAAATAGAAACAAAAGACCTAATCTACATTGAGCATGAGGCAATGTATTGGAGAAAAGCAAATCACATACATGATTGGTTTGTAAAAAACTGTCAAGACAATGAAGATGATTGCAGAAAATCAAGGGTTGACATAGAACAACTGAAAGAATTGAGTGATCTGTGTGCGTTTGCTTACAAAAACAAAGACAAAGCAAAAGAAATCCTTCCTACCACAGATGGTTTTTTCTTTGGAAGTGTAGAATATGATGAATATTATTTTGATTCTTTAAAGGAGACCTCAGATGTTCTTGAACAGCTAATAAAAAACTACCCAAAAGATGAATACATATACGAATCATCGTGGTAATAGCATGGACAGCAGTAAGTATGGTTATTTTTATTATGGTATATTTTACGCTAAACGAATAGTAACCAGGCATTTACAAAATAAATTTGGAAATTATAAACATAGTTATTAACTTGCAAATAGAACAGGGGAAGCCGAAAACCTTACAGAGTAGGCAAAATTAAATTTAACATAATGAAAACAAAACGTAAAATGAAAACAAAAAGGAATGTCAAGTACTACCACACTAGGCTTTCACAAGACAAGATACATTTTATTAAGAATCTTGGAACTAATGATACAGAAAAAATTTCTAGAGAATTTGAAAAGAAATATGGAGCTCCTCTTAGGGAGTCAACCATTATTAATACACTCAAAAGAAATGTGGTCAAAGTTGAAAACAACAACAATCAAACAAAAAGAGTAGAGATTGTTGCAAAATATGATGGTGCTGAATACAAATTAAGGCACTTCTCAAACAAATTAATCATTGATATGGTTTTACAAAACCTAAATAATGATTAACGTTGTTAATCTTGACACGGGCATATCCGTTGTTTCTGTAAAAGGAAATGACGGAAAAGTCCGTATCAAAGTATTAGACAAGAACGAGACTTATAAGTTTAATGTTTGGTGGTCAAAAACCAAAGATTCACTATCATCAATGAGGATCAAAATAATTTAAAATGGGAAAAACAAAAGATTTATTACCAGAAAACTGGTATGAACATCAAGAGCGAATGAACCTTCATTGGATGGAAGAAGAATATTTTGGTAATTTAGCCGAGCAAAACAGAAAGAAAAATCCATATGATAAATTTCATAAGCAAGAAAAGAAAGCACATATCAAAGGTCAGAAACCACATGATATCGCTACACAACAAAGCAGCAAAACTGAACAACGGATGCCACCTCTTAAATGAGGAGGAGTTTGAGAAGCTAGGTAAACAGCTTAAATCTATTTCATTAAGGAAATATCAACTAAGAAAATATTTAAATCTATTATTATTTTAATTTATGCAAAGAACATTTAAAGAAGTACAAGGCGAGTGGGCTTTAGAGAAGTACAAAGCTCTAAGAACGAAGCACAAGGGCTTAAAAGTCCTTCACGAGAAAACCAAGCTCAGATGTAATAAACTTCAAGCACAAACATCTTATGACGAAAACATAATAAAACAATATGAAGGAATTGTTGAGGGCTACAAGGAGACGGTTCAAAACTTAATTAAGGAGATAGACAAGATAAATGAAAGAGTCTAAAGAATATATGCTACACGTTCTGTGGAGAACAATGAATCCAATTGATAAAATTGTTTTTTTAGATAAAACAGAACAATATTTTCTTCCAAGACTTAAGTTTGAAAAGTCTAGGAGTGGTGATCTAGAGATTTATTCTACAACATCAGATATTTATTATCCGATAGAAGAGTCACTTGTGACTTTTGCATATGAAAATACACTGAGGGCTCTTTCAGACTCGATGTGTTATTCAAATGAGGTAGACAAAACAGAGATGCTATCTCTTAAGAAGGACCTGGTTCCTGAACATGTCTTGCTGAAACATCAGCAGAGGCTAGAATTATTTAAATCAAAAACAAATATACACTTAAATCAAATCAAAGAAAATTATGACAAACAGAGAGAAGATAGTGAAGCTATACAAGAAGTATGACCTCACTCCAGATGAGGTGTTTAAGCACCAACACTACACAATCATTACTCGTGCAGGTATCGACAAGATACAAGGTGTAGAACAAATCAAGATACATTACGATGTTATTGAATGTAAACCAGAGTTTGCTGTCGTGAAGGCGAATGCTGAAAAGCAAGATACAATGATACAGACCTTTGGTTCTGCTCTAAAAGGAGACTATAAGAGTGGCAATTGTAACACATGGTATGTTATGGAGATGGCAGAGAAACGAGCAATGTCTCGTGCTGTACTAAAGCTAACAGGGTTCTATGAACTAGGGGTTTTTGGAGAAGATGAATCAGAGGACTTTAAAAGAAAGTAAATATGAGATATAATAAAAACGAAAAGAAAGCTTTTGAGAAGGGTTATAGAATAACTGATGAAGGAGGTGTAATTGGGTTAAAAGGCGAAACGGTTGGTTTTACACAAACAAACGGATACCCTACTTTTAAAATTAGGAGTGCTGAAAATAAAAACCTTAATGTCTCCTCACACAGACTACAGGCTTATCAAAAATACGGTGAAAAAATATATGAAGATGGTATTGTTGTAAGGCACTTAGATGGCGATAAACATAACAACTCAAAGGACAATATAAGTATAGGCACCTACAGCGACAACTACATGGATCAGCCAGAACACGTAAGGGTTTCTAGAGCTAAACACGCATCAAGTTTTATCACAAAATATGATAAAAATGAGGTTAGAAAATATCATGAGGAACATGGTTCCTATGCAAAAACTATGGAAAAATTTAGCATTTCAAGTAAAGGAACTCTACACCATATATTAAATAAATAAAGATATGAGCAAAATTTCATTTGATAATTATTTGTTTAGATGCTCCTCTTTGGGAAAGCTGATGACGTACCCCAATAAGGATTCGTTGTCGGCTGGACCAAAGACATTCTTAGGTCAGATATTTAAAGAAGAGCTCTTCGGTAAAACAGGAGAAATAAAGTCAAAGTATTTAGACAAAGGGCTGTTGGTAGAGGAAGAATCAATAAAGCTTTACAATGCTGTCCATAAGACAAGTTACTCAAAGAATTCTAAAAGATATGATAACGAGCACATAACTGGAGAGCCTGATATTATTTCTGATGTTCTTATAGATATAAAATCTTCATGGGATCACAGCACATTTCCGTTCACTAATGAAGACAACCCAAATAAAGACTATTATTGGCAACTTCAAGGGTACATGGCATTAACTGAATTAAAAACGTCTAAGGTTGTGTATTGCCTTGTAGATACTCCAGATGAAATAATTCATCACGAGATTAAAGTTACAGCCCATAAGCTTGGAGTTATTGATCTTCCTGAAGATCTTGAAGAGGCTATTTGGGAAGGACTGAAGTTTTCTAAAACTAGTCCTAAATGGAGGGTAAAAGAATTTGTGGTTGAAAGAAACCAAGAAGACATAGATGCAATCTATAAACGAGTTGAGTTGGCACGAGGCTACCTTAACGATTTAAATCAATTATTAAATTAAAAAATGGAAATTACAGGTAAAATTAAACTTATTAACGATACAAAAAGTTACGGAGACAAAGGATTTCGTAAGAGAGAGGTTGTAATAACAACTGAAGGAAACTACCCACAACCTATATTGATTGAATTTGTTCAAGATAAATGTGACGTTATTAATGGATACAAGGTTGGTGATGACGTAAAAATTGGAATCAATTTAAAAGGTAGAGAGTGGGTCAGTCCACAAAAAGAAACTAAATATTTTAATTCTGTTGAGGGTTGGAGAATTGAAAAGTCCGATGGACAAGATAACCAATCCACTCAACAAACAAAATCAGCTGAACCACAAGCTGTAACACAAGATGACTTGCCTTTCTAGTTTGGTTTAGTGTATAACGCTTGGCAATTAAGGAGGGCATTGCAAGTCTGTCCTCCTGTCAAGTAAATTAAAATTAAATTTAATGAATAAATATAGAGTAGAAGAGAGAAGAAAAATAGAAATTCTTGTTGATTTAGTTACTAAAGAAACGGGTATTAACATATTAAGAATTCCAAAAAAAAGATACAGAGGTCTAGCAGATTCAAGAGCAGTCTTTATGTATCTAGCCAGGAAAAAAACAAGATATTCTTTAGCAGATATTGGTCTTGTTTTTAAAACATCAGATTATAGAGGAAAGGATCACACTACTGTGCTACATCAATCAAATAAAATAAAAAACTTTTTAGACGTTGAAGACCCTAAGATTGTTAATTTAATATCAAAATGCGAAAAGCTTTTTGAACAAAAATGTATTGATGAATGTATAAAAATTGAGGGCGAAAAAAAACTCGCTAAGAGTGAGGTAAAAAAAGCTATTAAATACAAGGCATATTGTCTACACTCCAGAATTACAATGAGAGGAAGGCTTAACTCTAAGGTTTATGCTTGATTCTTTTATAACCTTAAATAGAAGAATTTTGGAATGGGAGTGGTATACAGACTCGAACACCATGAGACTATTTATACACTGCCTTCTGAAGGCTAACTGGAAAGATAAAGACTGGAAAGGAGTTGTTGTTAAAAGAGGGACCTTTATTACTTCACAACAAGGTCTTGCCGACCAGCTTGGTTTATCTAGAAAACAAATTCAACTGTCTCTTGAAAAACTTATTGAAACTAAGGAGATTGAAAAAGAGGGGAACAACAAATATACCCTCTTAACTGTTGTTAAATATGATGATTACCAAAAAAATTCATACGAAGAGGGACAACAAAAGCACAACAAAAGCACATCAAAAGAACAACAAAAGCACACAACTAATAATAATAACAACTATAACAATGAAAACAATAATATAGTAATAAGGGGTTTTGAGGAAAATTTTGACATAGCAATTTCCAACGATCAATACATTACGGCAATAACGTCAAATTTAAAAATATCAAAAGAACGCCTTATAGAATTGTATAAAGAATTTCATGAGCATTTAAAAAGAACTCAAGATACTGTAAAGTCTCAGCATATGTATGTTTCTCATTTCAGAAACTGGTATTTAAAAAAATATAATATAAATCACAATACAGGAAAACCAAAACTAAAATACAAAAACTCATTATGAGAATAATAGAATGGAGTCAAATAGAACTTAAAGGCAAGTCAACAGGTCAGATTAAAACAATTTGTCCTGCATGCTCACCCGATAGAAGAAATAAAAAAGACAGGTGTTTGAGTGTAAATGTCGCTAAAGGAGTTGCTAAATGTCACCATTGTGAGGCAATATCTATTAGAGATGACAGACCTTTGGTACAAGACAAGGTCTATAAAGTTCCCGAACAAAATTGGGTTAATTATACAGACCTATCAGACAATATGGTTAAGTTCTGCGAATCAAGAGGAATTTTTCAAAGCACACTTAAAGACCTTAATGTGACAGAAGAAATTTATTATCAACCACAAGCAAGAAAAAATTTAAATAATATAGTTTTTAATTACTTTGAAGGAGATGCGCTTGTAAATAAAAAATACAGATCGGGGGGAAAGCACTTCACCCAAACAGCAGAAACGAAGCCAATATTCTACAACATCAACTCTGCTGTTGGTCAAGACGAGGTTTTTATAGTTGAGGGTGAGTTCGATGTACTCGCTATGCATCAGTGTGGTTTTAAAAATACAATTAGCATCCCTAATGGCGCAAATGATAATGATGACTTCTGGATTAACTGCGAAAAATATCTTCAAGATGTAAGTAAATTCTATATAGCAACCGACAACGATGATAAAGGAGAGATTGTTGCTGAAAAGATTGCACAAAGGCTTGGAAGGTATCGATGTGTCAGGGTTTTATTTAAAGAAAAAGATGCTAATGGAGATTTACTGAAAGGAGGAGAGGATTTAGTGAAAGAATCTATAATAAACGGTAAAAGGTACCCAGCCTCTGGGACATTTACTGTGGAGGACCTTGCTGGAGGTATACATGATTTATACAACAACGGATTGCCTGAAACACTCTATCCAAAACATAAGTGCTTCGGGGATCTCAAGAAAGTCTTCACGGTGATGAGGGGTCACTTGGTTGTGTCTACAGGTATACCTTCTCATGGTAAATCAAATTTTACTGAATGGTATGTTATGAACCTCATCAAGGATTATAACTTGAAAGCTTCGTTTTTCTCTCCAGAACACAGCCCTATGGCACTCCATCAAACTACTTTTATTGAAAAGTTTTACGGAACAAACTTTTTTCAAGACAATCCTGGTAGACCGAGAGTCACAAAAAAACAAATAGATAGATACGTTGAGTGGGCTAATGAAAAGATATACATCACCGCACCTGATAAAGGAGAGATGCCAAATTGGTCTTGGATTTTAGAGAAGTTTAAAGAACAAATGTTTATTTATGGAGTTGATATGTTTGTTATCGACGCATTTAACAAGGTTGAGTTTGATAAATCAAGCGATTCAGAGTTATCAAAAATAAAACGTGTCTTGACTAAGCTAACAATGTTTGCTCAAATGAATAACGTAATAATATTCTTAGTTGTTCATCCCACAAAAATGAGAAAGAAAGATAATGGTGATTATGAAATGCCAACCCTATATGATTGCTCGGGTTCAGCTGATTTTAGAAACCAAACCCACGATGGATTTACTGTTTATAGGCATTTTGAAGAGGACCATAGCATAAGCATAGACAAAAATGACGTTGATTTTGTGGTTCAGAAAGTTAAAATGAAGTTTCAAGGCGAAATGAATGGCTTAGAAAGATTTAGGTTTGATGTGGTTTCTGGAAGATATTACTCGAAGGACCAAAGCCCTCCAACGTTTGTCTTTGATAAAGAAAACGAAACCTTGCCAAACCAACAGCCCGAAGATGCTTTTGGGCTACAACAAGAAAATTTACCCTTTTAATTATGATTAAAGTTAATAGTTTAAGTGGAGGAAAAACTTCATCATACATAGCCGCAAACTATCCAGCTGATTATGATATTTTTGCTCTTGTCAGAATTGAAGACAAAGAATCTATGTTCCCAGACAAAAAAATAATACAGATTGTTGAGGATAAAATACAAGCTCCTTTTGTATCGACCGCAGAGCAAGATGAAATAATTTATACCATGCTAGATCTTGAGCAACACATAGGGAGGGAAATTACTTGGGTCACGGGAAAAACATTTGACGAAATAATTAAAAGACCAGGAGGCAAAAAGTACTTGCCAAATAAAATGATGAGGTTTTGTACAATAGAAATGAAAATTGAGCCAATTAAGAAATGGTGGTGGGATAACGTGAAAAAGCCAGTTGAACAAAGAATAGGGTTTCGTGCATCTGAAATGAAAAGGGCAAAAAAAATGCTAGAGAGGTGTCAAGAGGATGGTTTTTTACACGAAAAATTTATTGTAGGTAAAAGAGGATCTCAAAATAAATGGGAATCATTCAAATACCAAAAACCAGTTTTTCCATTAATAGATGATCGTGTTTTTAAAGATAAGGTAGAAAAGTATTGGTCTGATAAAGGCGTAAGATTTGCCTACATGAATAATTGCGTAGGTTGTTTTCACCGAAGCCCTATTCTTTTAAACAGAATGAGTAAGATAGAGCCTAAAAAAATGGATTGGTTTGCAAGACAAGAAAAAAATTTGGGTTATACAGGAAATAACGGAGGATTTAAAAGCGGCATGAGCTACGAGGAAATAATTAAATGGAATTTGCAATATGAATTATTTGATGACGATTTTAATGATTGTGATTCTGGACACTGTGGGTTATGAGATTTTATCCTAACATGATACACCAAAACGCTATGGCTTTTTGTCTTTCTAATGGCGTGACTATAATACCAGAGCTGTTGAAGAAAAACAAAATTAGACTAAACGTCCGAGTTGAGGCGAATGGAATGATTAAAAATATAGTTTCTCCAAAAACATATACCAACGATGAGCTGTGGCAGCCTATTTATGAAATATACTTAGCTTATTTTAAAAAAATGGCTGACAAGGAGATAATTAAAAAAGCAAGCTCTAAATACTTGAGTTTCATATAAATTAAGTAATTTTGATATTATGACAACAAAAACACTATTTGAAAGGGAATATGATAAAATAAGGCAAGAAACTTTTAGCATATTTGATTTAGATGTTTCTGCGTTTTGTGAAAAGGTAGCGGGATACGTTAGTAAAAGTGAAAAAGAAAAAATGGATGCGCTTTTAGAGCTTGATACTTTGCTTTATACTAGAATGGGTATTGACTCAAGTTTAACAGAAAAAAGAGAAACAAAAAAGAAATCAAGAATAATATATAGAGCTATAAAATCATTCAACAAAAGAGTTGGTGATTCGTTTCTACAGCACATGGATCCAGATGTATGACACAAAGGTTTAGGTTTTTGGAAAAGTTAAGACTAGCCCTACATAGCAACGTAGATAAAATAATTGACTCCATAAACCAGCCCAATAAGGATGAAACCAAAAGCTCAATAGGTTCTTTAAAAGTAAATCTTGACAAGCTTCAAAATCAAATTAAAGACGATGATTGATAGAAATGAAGAAATAAAATCTTTAACTGAAAAATATTTTAAGGATGGGCATAGGAGTCCATCTGAGATCGCAAGGTATATACATCAAGACCTAGAGATAAACCTTGAAGAAAAGACAGTAGAATCTACTAGGCGATACATATCAAGGCATATACAAAAACTTACAAGGACTGAGGATCAGCCAGCTTTAGCAAGCGCTTGTGAGGAGAGAGGTATTGACATTAGCAGCGTAGGAATAGCGTGGTCAAAAGATAAGAAATGGTCAATACAGTTTAAACCAAATAAAGACAGCGGTCCTACTTTTGAACAGCTGCTTGAAGACCACATTGATGCTGTCAAAAATCACACGTTTAGTTATGAATACATTGAGAGAGCAAATACTACTGATGGCTGCTTACTTGTTATTGATCCTGCTGATGTACATATTGGGAAGTTAGCGTCTTCATTTGAGACGGGAGAGGATTACAATTGTCAAATAGCAGTACAGCGAGTTAAATCTGGAGTTGAGGGGATATTGAAAAAAGCATCTGGATTTACCATAGACAAAATTGTCTTTGTGGCAGGCAACGATATATTACACATAGACACCCCCAAGAGGACCACTACGAGCGGAACTCCACAAGACACAGATGGAATGTGGTATAACAATTTTTTAATTGCTAAAAAGCTTTATATCGACATTTTAGATACATTAATTCAAGTCGCTGATGTACATTTCATGTTTAATCCGTCTAACCATGATTATCAAAGCGGATTTTTTTTAGCCGACTCAATTAGCTCTTGGTATAATAAATGTGAAAACATTACCTTTGACACTTCAATAGCTCACAGAAAATATTATCAATATCATAACAACCTTATTGGAACTACGCACGGAGACGGAGCAAAAATGCAAGACTTGCCTCTGCTTATGGCTCAAGAGGCGAGAGAGGAGTGGTCTTCAGCAAAAAACAGATACGTCTACATACATCACATACATCATAAGATGTCAAAAGATTTTATTGGTGTTACTGTCGAGGCTCTTAGATCACCTTCTGGAACTGACGGCTGGCACCACAGAAATGGCTATCAACATGCGCCTAAAGCCGTTGAAGGATTTATTCACTCAAAGGAGCACGGGCAGATGGCAAGACTAACTCATCTATTTTGAAGGGTAATAAAAAAAACAATACAATTAAGTGTAGCCAATGCGAACAAACATTTCCAGGAGGATTAGAATACAGAATACATTGGGAAAAAGAACATCTACAGGACGCATTAAATCAAATTAAAAAAAATGAATGTTAGATATAGTACATTTTATCGTGTGGGCTGTTTCTTTAGGATTAGCAATTATTGTGATAGAAAACATGATAGATAATTTTTGAAATGAAAAAAGAAAAAAATGAAGGAAAGCGAATTAATTCAAATAAAAAATCAAGCAAAAAATATACTAGGGATGCAACAAGCGATCCTAACCCAACTACAGAACCTGAAAGACCTCTCGATTGGGACGCTAGAGACCTTAAAACGCATGGATGGGTACCAAAAAGCAGTAGATCAACTGAAGGAAGATATACAAGCAGATTCTGGGAAGAAGAAGAATGAAATAATAAAGTAAATAAAAGCCTTGAGGTTAAGATCAGAAAAAATAGTTTTTAATAAACCTCTTGAGTTGTCGGATGCAATAAAAGCATTAACTGCCTTAAAGGAGATAGTTGATGTATCTGAAATTAAGGACAATTATTTATATGTTTTTGTTAAAGAAAATTATGACTTGTACATCGAGACAATACCCGATATTGAAGTTTTATGGACGGCTGAAAGATTAGGCATTACTGACAGGCAAGCTGTAGTGTGTCTAATGGAATATCCTAGCTTTTGGGATTCTTTAAAAGACTTACTTTATTTATCCAAAATAAACAATTTTAACAGATATAGTGTGTTTACTAAAAATGATCTAATGGGCACTGGGAGCAGGACATGGGAAGAGTATATAGGGGAAAGCGAGGAAGACGCTAGAGAGTTTTATGAGCACATATTGTTGATTGAAGATATTGTATCTATAATTAAAATGGACGATGAGGAGGAGGAAGGGTACTAAAAGAAGACAAATAACAAGGTCCACAAAAGTTAAAGAAGATGGTATTGAGTTTGCCTCTAAGCTAGAGCTCTATATGTACAAGGCTCTAAAGAAAGCAAAGATCAAGAATAACTATGAAGGTAAGACGTTCACTATCATCAACGGCTGTGACTTTCCTATGGCATCCTACGAGAAAACAAAGTCAAAAAAAATACTACACGACAGGGGTAATAAAAAGCTACTCGGGATTAAGTATACTCCAGACTTTATAGATATTCAAGACCCACCAAGATTTATAATAGAAACTAAGGGAAATCCAAACGAAGCTTTCCCTATGCGCTGGAAGCTATTTAAGATGCATTTAGTGAACGAGGGAATACAAACAAACTTATTTATGCCACGAAATCAAAAAGATTGTGACGAAACTGTTGAAATTCTAAAAAATATATTGTAGGTTTGTGTTGAACATTGGTTATTAAGAAAAGAGGGGGCAAAATTAGATGTATTTTCCATACTATACACAATTGTCTCCTTTTTTTTAATTACTCATTTGAGTTGGAATGTACTCGTAATCATCCCAATCTGTAAAAATATACATTATATCTCTTTTATTGAAGTTAGAATTTTTTAATTGTTTTTTAAGATTATATTCATCCGCACCAAGCCTAAGCGCAGCGCTTGTGTCTTCTTGCAAGTTTTTAATCATTTGTTTGTAACTGGTATTTATTTGATCGTATGCAACCGATAGATCTTCTTCTGTGCTTTCTTTGTTATACCTAACTCTATTATAGGTTGACTTGTACTGATCTTTTTGTTTTTTATAATCAAATGCTTTATAGCCATATTGTTTTTCTATATCTACGTCCACAGGTTTGAATCCAGTAAAGCCTCTTAATTCTTTTAAAGCTCTATCTCCTCCCTCTTTTATTGCAGCATTTCCAATTCTTCTTAAAGATGATACCGTTCCAGGTTCCATAAGCTTATAAAACTCAGTCATTATTTTTTCCATTTTTTCTTCTGTAGAAAATCTTTCGCTTTGAGCTATTTTAAACGCTTCCGTGCCAAAACCAAATATAAGATCTTTTCCAAGAAATGGTTTTCCTAAAGCTGTTAATTTTTCTATTACAGAAGGAAATATATCTTTTTCATCCCTACCTGCAACAACAAGCTCAGACATAAAGGCGTGTGGATCGTTGGCGGTAAAATCTGTGTATGTGTATTTACCAGGTTCTTTTGATGACATTGAAATTATAGAGTTTTTAGACCACTCAGGTAAAAATCTTTTTAAATCATTATACTCTTGACTTTCGTCTCCATCTCCACCAGTAATAAAAGATCTTACAGCCATAGCGAATTGTGATGCTATAGCTAATTTTACGCTAGTATAAAGTCCAGCAGCCATGAGTCTTTTAGCTCCTAGTGTTGCTATCTTAGGGTTTTTGCTTTTTCCCTCTCTTATAGCTAATGCGTACGTATTAACCGCTGTTCTTATAGATTCCGCCTTAAAAGATACAAACGCACCTAAAAAAGGAGCTCTACCTAGTTTTTTTATTAGTGGAGGCACTCTATCGTAAGTGGGGTAAGTATTTTTTACAATTTCCGCAACTACCTTGTCTACTTTTTTAGACTGATCTTCAGTTAGCTGAGACTTATCTTTTTCAAACAACGCATCAGCATATCTTGATTTTTCTATTTCATACGCAACTACTTTAAAAAAATCATCTTCCGTTTGATAAGCATCATTTAAAAAATCAACTAATCTTTTACTAGCCTTACCTGTTTTTGATGCTTTAAATAAAGATTGAATATATTTTAAATTATTTGCCAATCCCTCTTTGTTTTTTGCTACACTCCTAGCTTGATCTGTTAAAGATTTTTCATATGCTTCCTCAAAAGATTTATCAGTAAAAGCCGTCCTAATATCCCCTAGAGTAGCACTTTGCTTGACAATACCCAATGCTACTAAATTATCAAAGTATTTTTTTTGCTGATCATTTGTCATTCCAGTAAATTCTGCCCACACATTTTGACCCGCTTTAAAAAATTCTTTTGGATTTAAATGACCGTTCATCATAACAAATCCATGATTTCCTATTATGTTTTTTACGTGTGTAGCTACACTACCTACTGTTTTTAACCACTTAATTGTTCCATTAACCTTAACAAATGTATCCATCCAGTCTGGCATAGGATTAGGTTTCTTAAAGGTCTCAGCTATCTCTGGAGTGGTCCAAAGACCAGCCAATTCTGGATAAGACTCATTTCCTTCTTTAGCTATTTGCTTAGTGTTCTTGTCAGTCCTATTTTTTGTAAAGAAAGTATTTTCTCCAGCTTCTGCTATTTTCCTCTGGTATTGATAATTAAAAAGTAATTGAGCTTGTTTTAAAATTGTGTTTTGATAATTTTCTAATGGATTTTCTACCTCACCCATTAAAGCCCTAATCTCTGGCGGAATGTCTTTCCTTCTTCTAAGTATATCTTTGCTTATCTTCCCATCTTTTCCTGCTACAATAAATTTATTTTCCTCAGCTTTATCTAATATTTCGTTTATCTTCTGCTCTATTTCTTGCTCAGAAACACTCTTATTATTTTTAATTGCTTCTCTTCTAAAAAACTTTCTTGCATTTTCTTTAACCTCGTCCGAGACTAATCTTGACCAGTTAGGGTCGCTAAATATTCTATAGCTTCTATTTACGTAGCTTCCTATGTTTTTCAATATTGAATTAAGGCCTTCTTCTCTTGATTTGGAAATTTCATTTGATGAGTCGTAATAGCCGCTTTCCATTAGCATATTCGAAAGACCATCTATTTCTGACCTCATTCTTGCTACAACAGCAGCCATTTCCAAAGGAAGAGAGCTGTCTACAGACTTCTTTTTACCCTTCAAAACAAGATCAAAGTCTTGCATAACTGAATCTCTTTTGTCTTTAGGAACTGTTTTTAAAATCCTCCTGACATCTTTAAAGGTTCTATTTATTTTAGTCACATACTGCCTGACAAGTGAGTTTCTTTTTTCTCTCTGTCTGTAAATGATATCGGGAATAAGTCCTTTTGCGCTAAAGTGCTTTAATCGTTTTTTCTTGACAAAGCTTTGAACTCCTTTAAGGGCGTTTGATATTTTATTTACAAATAAAGCAACGCCAATTTCGTTAACAATGTCGTCAGAATCAGTCTTTTTTTCTTCTACAACTTCTGTTTGCTCCTCTACCTTCTGTTTCACTTCAAGATCTTGTTGATCTTTAGTTATTTTTGACTCCTCATCTACTTGTATTTTTGGTTTTTTATTAGAGTCTTTTAGGTTGTTTAATACATACTTTTTATACTCTAACTCATTAACTCCATATCCTTGTTTTCGCAAGTGTATTATGCCGTCTTGAATAGCTTGTGATAAAGCCTTGCCCGCCTTATAAGACGCTTTAATTATTTTCAAAGAACTGTTAACAACAAACATTGGCAGACCTAAACTAGCGTCGAAAGCCCTTCCTTGAGATGAGGTTTCTTTAATAGCTTTGTCTAAAAAATTTATAATTTTATCTTCTTGTTCTTGTCTATATTCATTTATTTTATTTTCAGCATCTTCAATTAAGGCTTTTTCTTTATTGCTTTTGTCTTTTTTAAACTTTTCTGCGGCATCTGATCTTTTTTTGGAATCGAACACAGGCACTAGCTTTCCATCCTCTCTCATTTGAGAAACAGATACTTCACCGTTAGGTTTTTGTGTAACTTGAAAAATATTTTCTCCCACTTGTATTAGGTCCTTATTCTCAGTTTGTTTTACGGCTACATCCAATAATTCTTGCTCAAAAACTGATAAATCCTCGTTTGCTTGTCTTTCTAATTCTATAACCTCTTCTAAAGCCTTTGACTCATAGCTCTTTTGAGTCATCATGGGATCTGTTTTTTTCTTTACGTTTAAAACATCAATTCTTTTTTTCGGTTTTTTTAATGATTGGTCCTTTAATATTCTTTCTGCTTTTGCTCCAATAAATCTTTTTATTAGCCCGCTTTTTGCTTCTTTTAATTTGACAACAGCCTTACCTTTTTTATCTCTTGACCTGCCTATAAATTTATATTCTTTACCATCTAAACTTATAACGTCAGAGCTTTCGTTTGATTTTGTAACATCTACACCTTCAGGCGGCATCAAGCTGATATCTTTACTAGCAATTAAGTCCTTGCCGTTTAAATCTAATCGCCCTAAGTTTATTATCTCATCGTTACTTTCAAAAACAATAGTGTTTGCGTTCTCATCGTCTATTTTAATCATACCCTCCTTACCATCCATATAGGCTTTTTCTCCTATATTTTCTTCTAAGGTGCCTTGATTTTCGACTCTTTCTATCTCGCTCAATAACTCGTCTATCTCGCTCTCTGAAACTTTTGTTTCCTCTGTGGTAGTCGAAGCTTCTTCTACAGTTTCCTCTACAATTTTTTTAGATTTTTCAGCTATTTCTGCATCTAATTCTTTTATTCTTTGTTTTGCGGATACTGATTTTTTATTTTCTAGTTTTTTTCTTTCTATCTCAAGATCTATTACTTCCTCTCTATTTGCATCTGGAATGCCGTCAGGAAGTTGTTCTGAAACATTGTGTCTTTCTTTTTTGTCATTCAGTTTTGTTTCTAAGAAATCATCATTTTTGACTTCTATTTTTATTTTTGTTAAATCTTCTGGAGTGGATGTATTTATTACTCTCTCAGCTGTTCCTTTTGGCACAGTTTCGCCATTAATTTTAAAAGAAGGTTTAGAGTCTCCTGTTGCTCTAAGAATACCTATAGGACCCGTAATCGCTCCCTTAGGAGCTCCACCTATTGCTTCAAATCCTATTTCTGTTGCATCCATTTCTTGACCCACAGCTAACCTAGCTAACGCTTCTCCTGTTCCGCCACCTACACCTTCAACAATCCCAGAGGAAGTAATCTGAGCTGTTGCTTTTGCTGCTTTACCAAGTTTTGTACTTACTTTTCCTATTGTTTTACCAACTCCCTTTGCGACTGATCCAGCAATACCTGCGCTCATAGCATCAACTAAGCCAATAATCCCACCTCTTGTTAATGCTTTGTTTCTTATTCTGTCTTTTACTTCTTCGTTTTTTAAAACTTCTCTTATGTTTTCAATATTAAAATCCTTGTCCCCTAACTCTTCTTTTAAGAACTCGGTGTACGACATAGAGGTTTCTAATAGACCTCCAGATGCTCCAAATAAACCAGCTAAACTTCCTGATATAGCCCCTGCTGGGGCAGTAACAGGCGCAAAAGGTAATGCAGTAGCTCCAGCAGCAGCTCCAAGGGCTGCGCCTGCCCCAACCCCTAATGCTGTTTCTTCTTTAGCATCAATAGCTGCGCTTATCATACCAGAGAAACTAGTTAAAGCAACTTCTGTAGCTGCATTCGCTCCTACTCCTTCAGTTCCTAGTGCTGCTATAAATCCTCCAAAGCCCCCTCCGTTTTCTTCAGCAATTCTTTGGAATTCAATCATATCTTCAGATGGTCCGTCTTGTTCCATCTTTTTTACTGCGTTTATGTATGATTGTATTTCTTCGTCAGAGATTTTATCTCCCTTATAAATAAGTTCCATTGTTTCTTCTGCGGTCTTTCCTTGCCTAACCCCAGCATCAATAGCACCCCCTAAAAACTCCCCTAAATAGTCTTTAGCTTGAAAACCTTCTTCAGTATCAATCTCTTGTTTTTCGGGTTTTGGTGTATCCGATGAAACCTCTTTTTGTGGCAAATCCATATCTGTCTCCCCCAAAGTAAAGCCATCGTTTTTTTTTTCAGAATATTTATCTGTAAAATCAGAAAATTCTTTTGTGTATAGTTTTTTTTCTTTTACTACATCAAAAACTTTTTTCTTATATTGGTCATCAGAGTACTGCTGTTTAAATTCATCAAAAGATTTTGTGTACAAACCTTGATCAACAAGAACTCTGTAAAGGCTTTCTAGTTCACTCATATTAATCTAATATTCCAGTTTGATTTACTTGTTCTTTATCGGTCAAAATAGGTATACCATAAACGCTTCTAATTTGATTCACTTCTGTTCTTGTGGGCAAGGGTACATAAGTAAATTTTTCTTCTTCGATCATAGGTGCCGACGTGTTTGGAACTTTTTTTCCTTGTGGGTTCGTATAGGTTGGATACTTGCCAACTTTACTACTTATTTTAACAAAATGTTTACCATTACCTAAATCTCTATAAGCAACGACAGATGGCTCTTGTAAAACTTGATCATTATCTCTAGGAACAGGTATTTTAAATCCAGACAAGCTCAAACCCTTTACTGGTTTTGGATCTTTAAATGTATATTCGTTAAAATCAGTATCTATTCCCACCCCTCCAGCACTCTCTTTATTATAATAAGACCTATCATATTTAGGTGTTTTTACATCTAGACTAGGTTTTGGTGGAGCTATTCCTCTATCTTGCTTCAACTCAAGCCTATCAGTGAAATATTGTGAAACTCCATCTCTAGCTCTTTTTTTTATCTCTTGGATTTCTTCAGGTGATTTTCTAAGAAAATTAGTAGCATCTACATGAATCAATCCTTCTTTTTCAGCTTCTTCTTTATCATCGCTAACTAGACCTAATCTATTAGCTAAATCTATATACTGAGTATCTGTATATCCTTCAAATGCAGCATCTAGAAGTCTACCTGTTCTTTCTTTATTAGAACCAGACATTTTACCAGTGGCATAATCCGTATATCTATATTTTCCAGAAACAGAATCGTACTTTATAAACCCAGACTCTGTAACTAACTTATTTACAATAGTGTCTGGTTTTAGCCCAACTTCAGTTGTGCTTAAATCTTTTAATGTTGAAGAAAACATATTTATGCGCTGTCCTCTTGTGTTGATGGTTGACAATTCAGTTCTGCCATCGGTATTGTTTTTATAGGAAATGTGATTCATAAGGTCTCCCATAACCTCAGCCTTAAGATCATTAACATAGCTGTCTTTTCCGTTAGCAACAAGATCGTTTTTTTCTTTAATAAAAGTTCCTGCTTGTGAATACAAAGATTGCACTTCTTTTACAGACGCTTTTCTTTTTGTATTATTTCTAGTATAATCTGCTTGACTTAAAGCATCAACCGAATACAGGTATGTATCTCTTTCATAAGCATTTTTAAGCTCTTGTTGGAATTTAGCGGCAGCTTGATCAGCTTGCTCCATTCCGACATCATCTATTTTATCTTCATAAATCCATTCAGCATTTTCTTTTCTTTGACTCTCAATAACTTGATCGATATTCTTTTTCTTATCAGCTTCTGCTTTTTTTTCAGCCGCTAATTTTGACGCATTAAGCTGACTATAAAACATTAACTGTTTATCCATGCTAGGGATGTTGATTGCCCCTATTTCTTTTCCTATTTGAAAACCTCCTTCGTATGCCATGTCCTTATGGGTATTGTTGATTTGAAAGATCGAAATATTCTGGTTGATTCATCTGATCACCTGCTCTCGTAAAACGGCTAAAGTCTTCCGCTGGAGGCGGTGGAGTTATGGCGGGACCATAAAATCTAGAGCCTGCTCCTCCTCCGAAAAAATTTGTTGAGTTTGTAGGGGGAGGGGGCATAAAAGATCGTGTGGCATTTTTGCTGAAATCTATCCCACCACCTTCATAATTCATAGCAAAAAAGGCACCAGCAGATGCAAGATCTCCTACAGCTGACATCGTAGCTTGTCTACCAGCAGCTTTTTGACCTAAAAGAACTTGTTGATCAAAAGAATCTCTTTGTTCTTGCATACCCCTAATACGAGCCTCATCTTGTGCTCTCATACGATCAATCATTACTTGTTGTTGATCTAATCCAGCCGAAGCTCTTTGTTGAACATTTTGAGCTAACATTTCTTGCCGACCTAGCCCACCGACAATACCACGAACTCCTCCAGACCTTAAAGCGTCTACAGCAGTATCATAGCGTCTTTGAGCTTCTTGAGTATTAAATTGAGCCTCAAGAGTAGATACCCTCATGCCTTCTGTTACATTTCTTAATTCTTGTCTTTTGAATTTGTCTAAAGCCTTGTTTGCTTTTGCCGTTTGGGTAATACCCATTATCCCTTTCGTGATTGCTGCTGCTCCAGCAAGCGATGCAGCCAATATAACTCCTGCCATATATTTATTTTTTTATGTCCATTATGTAATTAAAATCCTCTAACTCGTCTAAATCACTTAAGCCAAGTGGATTTTGAAACACGTTTTGAAACACAGAGTAATCACTTGCATAAATAGCTCTTTGTGTTCCAGATTTAGAAAATCCTATATACGGTGCTTGATAGTTTTCTACTCCATCTTTTGAAGACACCGTTATACTTCCAACCAATAAAAACCAAACATGATCTCTTCTATGTATCCCACTTACAATTGTGGTGTTTTTCTTTAATATCAATCTTCTTAAATAAAGACCATCTGTAAAGTCATGCTCTATTTTAAATAAATCTTTACCTTCTCTTATTATTTTTCCTTTATTGTGTATTAAATTATCGCTGCTCTCTTTAGAATATGCGGTTTTTAATACATCTGATATCTTTTTATTAAATGATTTTTTTGGTAAAAATTTTTCTTTTACTGTTAATATAAATCTTTTTATTTTTTTTACTAAAATCATTTATGCAAATATACGAATATTAAGAGAAGCTTTTACTTACCTCACTATTTACAGCATAAAGCTCAACAGGATTTGTGCTGCTACTCACAAGCCTTATACTTGCGTAATATCCTTTGAGTCCATATGACTCAGCAATTGGGCTTTTTGCTGCGAATATAAAATCTCCTGCGCTTGGCGTTATATCCGCTGTTCCTACTGTAACTACAGTTCCATTGTTGTCCGTTATTGCGCCTATTCTGTTGTAAGCACCACCTACTGCTCTATATATCACATCTCCTATTGCTACTGCTCCTGGAACCGTTGTAAAGGTATATGCTAATCCCGATAAACTTGTTATATTTCCTATTCCTTGAACCGATAATAATTCTGTGTTTACTATATCGGAAGCATTTCTTCTAATGTGCGCTGAATATATGCCTTCATCATAGGTGTTTGGCACGACTGTTGAGCCAGCAATATGATCCTCTGTCTTTGCAAAAGAAGTGTTATCAATATGGCCTTGATCTAAATTAGTGGCTATTGAAACATCCCACCCAGAACTATTACCCTCAATCTCTATTGTTTTAAATATCTTAACATCAGAAGGAGCCGCATTTGACATCACTTCTACCTCTGTATTGTAAGATGTACCGTAAAAAGTGTTACGATTACCAGTACTTTTGTTGTGTTTGTATAGCTGACCGTCCTTAAAAGTGTAAAATACGTTATTTAAGTTGATCATATAGTCAGGTATGTAAGAATGGAAAGATGTCCATCCTCTTACCTTTTCGTCATATGTTAATGTATTGCTTGGCATAAATATTTATTTTAAGAGCACAATGAAGATGCTACTATAGTACCTGTGTTTGGACTCATAGTTACAGTGTTGACTTTAGCACAAACTGCTTGTGACTGTCCGTACGCTAATGTTACACTTGTAGATTGCGTATCTCCACATGGTATGTATGAAAATGTCACTGCCCCTGTCTGACCAGCTGTTATTAGATAATAATAACACTCTTGTCCAGGAGCTGCCGTAGTTGTGGTAGTAGTTGTGCTTGTTGTGGATGTAGTCGTGGTAAGACAGGTAACATAACTACTTATAACCCCTGTATTGCTTAACTGAAATGTTTTTCCTGTGCCAGCCGTTTGTGCTGACCTAAAAAATGTGTTTTGCCCTTGATATGGAACACTAGCGCCTGCGTCTTCATAAACTATCAATGAATTACTTGCCACATCATCCCATCCAGTTACGTTTTGACTAAAATAAACAGTGGTTGAATTTGCTGCACTACTACACGCAAGTGCTGCTGTTGACCATCCAGTTGGTGGATTGTGACCTCCTCCTGTTGTGCTTCTCCATATAGTGAGAGAACTCGATGGCGCTATTGTAGTTGTAGTTGTAGTAAACTCCACTATAGGGCAAGCTGACGTATCCTCAAAAGGCGGAATGTAATCTGGATCACTAGCTGAGTTAGCTTTTGTTTCAGTCGTTGCCTGACCATCAACGTACTTTCGTAAAGTCAAAACAGTCTTTGTTCCAGTGTAATATGGCATTCTAAAATATTTTTACAAAGATACTTAATTTAAACCAAAGCTTGTTGTAACAGCTTGTAGTACATGTAAGAGCATTTCTCGTTTGATACATTTAAATTCATATCTGGAAGCTTATCTATATACTCCCCCTTGAAAAACATTTCTTTCATGTCAGCTGTAACTCCTGCATTGTGAAATATACTGTTTTTATACCAAAAATCTCTAGGGTCTGTAGCCCAACTAAACTTAAGTTTATCTGATACTGCTGTCATCTGACCTTTTTTCCAAGCCACCCACAACAAAGCCCACATTTCACAGGTCCATATTTGTAATGGAAAATAGTCAGGATCACGCTGCTGTTTTTCATTGCTAATTACTTGCATCTTTATAAACAAATCGTGTGATAAATCTACAACCTCTTCCCAATAAGAAGTCTTAACATTTTTAAATAAATATTGTGCGCCTCCTGATGCACCTTGCATAGATTTTACAAGGTCTTTTGATATTCCTGCTATTTCTAGCATTGGATTTATGATGTCATCTCCTTTTGACTGTAAATAATCATATCCGATATAGCTTATTGTGTCGCTTAAATACCAAATATTATCATCTAACAGTCCATTAAAATTTATTGGCTTCGTTAAGCATATATCAGAGTCAGTTAAGAAAATAGTTTCGTTTTCAAACTCTGGAAAAGCTTGATAATGCTTGTGTAGAAGATGTTGTTTTATTGATGGTATATATCCTCTGTAGTCCCTAGTGTCTTCATAAAAAGAAAAAGAGACTCCAGGATATTTTTGCATTAGCCTGTCAAAGTAAGGGTCTATTTCCTTCTCTATATTACAGACAACATTAACGTCTTCTAGATTTACTCCTACAGCTATAAAGCTGTGAAGCATTGTATCAAGCTGCCATCCATAATATTGAGTGGCTGGTTGAGCACATATGTATTTCATTTAATTTCATTTTAAATTATTTAACATGTCTGACAAGGACCTTGAGAGAAGCTAGATCCGTTCCAGTATCTTGATTTAGTGCCGTTAGCGTATGTGTAGTATCCGCTTGGAGCATTTGTCGTACAGAACGTATCTGTTGATATTGAGGTTGCTGAACATAAATCAGGATCATCTAAATAATAAACCCCACTTGTGTCTTGTTGGCATGTTGTAGAAGATGAATATCCCAATGAAACTCCGTAACAATTACTAGGCGCAGCTGTTGTAGTGGTGGTTGTCGTTGTAGTAGTGGTGCTAGTAGTAGTGCTAGTTGTACTTGTAGTGGTTGTTAAGCTCCAGTTTACGGTATGTGAGTCCGTGTAAGTTCCGTCTATTGTAACTCCATAAGTTTTACTGCCGCTTGATGACTCTGAAATATTTATAACTTTTGATGTAAGACCAGCCGCTGCATTTCCTGTCCAAGCCCAAGTCGATCCTGTAAAGTTTAAATCCTCTCCAGTTAAAGTTATTGTAGCTCCAACCGCTGCTGAAGTTGCACCATCTATTCTAGCAAACGGTGTCGCTAGAGTTGTTGTTGTAGTCGTTCCTGGCGCAGCTGTTGTAGTGGTAGTAGTTGGTGCTGCGGTCGTAGTGGTTGTAGTTGTGCTAGTTGTTGTTGTGGTTCCGCTTTCACACTCAAATGTGTCTGCTCTCCACTCTACTAGCAAATCTTGAACAGAGACCACATATTGATCTAAATAAGGATCATAACCTCCAACACCTCTGACGTTCAAATTCGGATTTAGATTATCGTTAAACCAACTTCTCATTCCAAATTCTGAAATCTCTGTAATTCCATCTTGAGATAATCTTAATATAGCAGATCTTCTTTCATCTGAAAAATACATTCTACTCCCCCAAGACTGAAATGATTCGGGTGAATTGCTTATCCCATATTCACCAATGTAAGGAACTTCTTGACCTAGTATATTCAAAGACTGAGAAACATCTCCTGTTCCTGCTGCTGTGAATAAAACATTCTTGTTGAATAAGATTCTATGTATTTTGTTCTGTTGAAAAACAATTAAGTCATTATCTCTTGAGTGAATTTTTTTAATTTCACCATACTTTTCATCTATATCTTTATAGTTTATTTGAGCAAGATTAAAAACATTCAGTCCGTTATAGCTAGTGCTTTCTTCATATACATCACTATATGTTAATGAAGCTATTCTTTTATTTTTTTTATACAGTTCTACTACTTCATTCAACCTAACACCTAAATTGAATGTATTTAGAGTGATGTTATCTTTTATTCTGTTTGATTCTACTCCATATCCAAAAGCAAATGCATTAAACGCTTGTGACTCTACTATAGCTGGTATGCTTATATCTTGATTTTGAAGTGTGCCGCTGTGAAATCCATTGACTACATTGTAAGTTCCAGGAACTTCGTGAAAACTTGAGTCTTGTTCTGTTTCTGATATAACCTCAAAAACAGTGTATCCAGTAACTGCGGGAGCAGCAAAAGCCAAAGCTTGAAGAGCGCCCTTTCCTTTTAGTTTCATATATACTCCAGCCACAGAGTCTCCTGGCTGAGAGGCTGGTTGGGTTGAATAATCAGTATAAGGAACCTCTCCTACGGCATAGGAATCAACACCCTCAACCTCGTAAGTTTCTGAGTTGTTAATTGTAGTTAAACTACCGCCAGCGTAAGTTGATTTTGCGATAATGTTGGCACCATCGGGGACTTTATTGTTTTCATTTTTATCGATTCTAACATACAAAGTAGAACTACCTACGCCATACTTTTCTAATGTTGTTTTTAAAACAACATAAGTTCTTTTAACTTCTTTTACGGCTATCTTGTATCTATCAGCCCATATTGGAGCTGGGTTGTTTATTGTGACTTTTAAAGAATTTGTCTGATCGCTTGATTCAAAAGGCACATTAACAAATTTGTTTTCATCGGCAATAACAGTAGACTTTCTTCCGTTAGAATCAAAATAAACAAGCCCAACTATATAATTTCTATTGCTTTTAAGAGTTTTTTTAGGAGAAAAATCTCCACCACATGTGTTGCCTGAGCTTATTGTTAAACCTGTTTGACTTTGCACTGATGCAGCGCAAATTCTGTTAGCTCCTGGCTTTGCTATTGCTTGCCTAGAATTACTTTCACTACAAAGCAAATAGCTAAATGTTATGTTTGAAGATGTTGTATTAGTTACGGTATACAATAAATTAGAACTACACTCTGACGTTAAATCCGAAGACTGTATGTTAAGTGTTATATCTAAAGGATCTACAATATCATAATTTTCTTCGTAGTTTCCGTAAACAATCCTATTTCCTAAAAAATCTTGAGCCGCTGCTTTTAATGGAACATTATCATATACTCTATTATACTGAGTATCGCTAAGTAAAGTGTATATTTTATTATTATTGAATGATAATTGATAGTTTGTGTTATCAGAAAGAGTGTCATCTGATTTATTGAATTTTCCTATTAGAAAATTGTTAGCCGTGTTTTCTTCTTTTGCGTAGACTTCTATTTCTAATACTTGACTTGGTCCAGAGTTATAAGTTACTTGAACGCTATTAAATTTATTTGTCATTGCGTAAGCGCCATAAGGCTCCGCTTTGAAGGTGTCGTCATTAGGAAAAAAAGCTACTTCAGAAAAAGGAGACAGCGCACTGAACTTATTGTGCTTGTATTTATATCTGTAAGCAAACGTAAAAAACTTGTCTTCTATATAGTTGTCATCTAAAGTTCCGTCTATTTGAAGTACAATTGAAGGCTCTGCTCTTGGAGGTGCTTTAATAACCGATATGTCTGTTTCTGTAAAGTTATTTGCTCCATAAAGTTTTCCCTCCGTTACCTCTACATATCT